AGAATATTCATAGCTGGCCTCTTTGGAAAAAAACATCTTACAATACATATGGCGGACAACACAAAAACGGCGGAACACCTTTAAGAGGTAATTATGCAGGAGTAGGTATGACTTATGATGAAGATAACGATATCTTTATTCATAAACAACCTTATTCTAGTTGGATTTTAAATACTTCAACTGCATCTTGGGAAGCTCCAGTAGCTCAACCTAGTCTTACTGATGAACAACAAGCACAAAATGATGCCGACACTCATAGTTGGGATTACGATTGGAATGAGTCTACAACATCTTGGGACCTAATAAATAGAGCAGAGTAATTTACTTGACATCATTATTGTAATTTATTACATACTAAATAGGTATGCAAAAGAAAGTATTAACTGAAGTCGACTTATATTATGGCGAGATTGCGATGCCAAAAGGCTTTGAGATAGATCGAGATCAAATAAGAAACGATATTATAGAATCTTTTATAAAACAAAAAAGAATTAATAATAATCCAAAGGCATATG